CACTGCATTGATCAAGCAACAGTGGGGCAATAACCTCAAGAAGTTTGAAGGGATGCAACTCCCAGGTGGTGTGACATTTAATGGTCAGAAAATCTGGGAAGAAGCCAACGAAGAAATTGAAAAACTAGATGCCGAAGTAATTAATTCCTTCTCCTTACCAGTTATGGATATGATGAATTGACCGCCGATGACAACTAACAAATATTACAAATATTATAACTATGGTAGAGAGCAAGATGTTACTGAAGATCTTATTATCGAGAGCATCAAGCAATATGGTCTTGACGTAAAGTATCTGCCAAAAACTATAATAGATCAAGACTTTTTACTTGGTGAAGCACCACTTAGTAAATTCAATGACGCTATTGATGTAGAAGTCTTTATCAAAAATGTTCAGGGATTTGAAGGCGAGGGGGATTTCCTTTCTAAATTCAATCTTGAAATTCGCGACCAAATTACATTTACTATGGCAAGAAAAAGATTCAAGCAAATTTCAACTGAAAAGATGCTAACCGAAGTTGGTTATAATCTACAGTTAGAAACGGCGGATACTGGCGCTTGGTCAAATACTGAAAGTTATCTTCTAGAAGCTGGATCGGCTAATGGATATTCAATCACCAGTTCGCGTCCACTCGAAGGTGATGTGATTTTCTTCCCGCTTAACAATAAGCTGTATGAAATCAAATTCGTAGAACATGAAAATATATTTTATCAGCATGGAAAGTTGTACACATACGATTTACAATGTGAACTCTTTGATCGTGATTCTCGCCTCGATACTGGCAATACAGTTATCGACACAATCGAAACCAAATACTCACAAGATATTCTGCAGTATCAATTCTTGCTCGAGAACGAAGATACACTTCTCAATGAAGACGACGGATATATTATGCAAGAATATCGCATTGAAGACACAGTCAAACTTGCAAATAATGAAATCATACAATCAGATTCTTATGAATTTGTAAATTGGTCTGAGCGGAATCCGTTCAGCGAAGGAAATTTGTGGTGATTTCTTCAGTTACACTGTTTGAAAATAAAATCTAAGCTAGGAATAATAAATGATTTTTGGTCACCAGTTTTATCACCAATCTCTCAGAAAATATATTGTCATGTTTGGGAATATGTTTAACGATATGATTGTGCAACGTCTGGACAAAAACAGTAATGTTGTACAATCTATTGGTGTTCCTTTGGCATATTCACCAAAAGAAAAGTTTCTTGTGCGTTTGTCTGCAGATCCAAATCTTGATAGACCAATTGCGGTTCAATTACCTGCTATGGCATTTGAAATTGTAGGTATGAACTATGATGGAACTCGTCGGTTATCCAGCGTCATTAAAAATGTTGCTGTATCTGGCACCAACGTAAGCCAACAATACACTCCAGTTCCATGGAATTTGAATTTCGCTTTATATCTTTTTGTTCGTAATGCCGATGATGGCGCACAATTACTCGAACAGATTTTGCCATTCTTTGGTCCCGAATGGACACACAGTGTAAATCTTATACCTTCTATGAATATTGTAATGGATATTCCAACAATCCTGAATGACGTTTCGACTGAAGATACATATGAAGGCGATTTCATGACTCGCCGTGCTATGGTTTATACTTTGAATTTCACAGTCAAAGCATATTTCTTTGGTCCAGTTCGTGGTCCTAGAAGCGGAGAAAATCTCATTCGTCGTGTACAGGTGGATATTGGAGTACCAAAAGCCGCAAATGTATATTCGTCGTTGAGTTTCGAAATCACGGATGAAGAAGTTGAACGGACGGGCAGATCTTCGCGCATCGTTATAACTCCAGGATTATTGGCAAATGGTTCGCCGACTACAAATAGTGCGGCATCTATTTCCACATCATTAATTTCTGCTAACAGTAATTATGGATTAGCTGTGAATACATTCTTCTTTACTGATGGTAAGAAATATGACCCTAAGAGTGGAACTGACTTATGAATGATTTTGGAAAAAACTTAAATGATATATTGGGGCTTCCTTTGATACAGGAAAAAAAATATACAGTAGTTGAAGCTGAAATAGTTTCTGAAACGCCAACTTCAAAAGAAACAGATTTTGAAGCTGCAAGACATAATATCAAAACTCTTCTCCGAAAAGGTGATGATGCACTTGATGGTATTTTAGATCTGGCACGCAGCGGTGAACATCCTAGATCATATGAAGTTGCTGGTCAGATTATTAAGACGCTTGTGGATGCGAATAAAGAATTATTGAGCCTACATAAACAAATAAAAGAACTAGATAGTGATAAGGAGGCTGAAAAGCCGAATAATGTAACCAATGCTATTTTTGTTGGTAGTACTGCTGAACTTCATAAATTGATAAAGGGGAAAAAAGATGTTTAAATTTATTAAATCACTGTTTGGTAAACATGAAGAATCTAAAGGCAGCGCAGATATGCGTGTGGTTGCTGGTTCTCCAGATGTTGTTGTTGCTAAGTCTGGTCCCGTCGTAATCGAAAAGAAAAAGGGTGGAAAGAAAACTGGCAACACGAAAAAAGGCGGAAAGTCTAAAGGTAAGTAATAATCAATTGTGAGTGAATTTTACTTATCAAATCCGCTTCTTAAGAAAGCCAATATACCCATCTCCTTCACTGAGGAGCATGTAGAAGAACATATCAAATGCGCGAACGACGTAACATATTTTGTTGAAAACTATGTTAAGATTGTAAACGTCGATCGCGGCTTGATACCATTCGAAATGTATGACTATCAGAGAAAGATGGTCGAGACGTTTTCCGAACATCGTTTCGTTATCGCGAAAATGCCTCGGCAGAGTGGTAAATCAACCACCGTGACTTCTTATATTCTTTGGAAAATTCTGTTTCAGGAAAATCAGAACGTCGCTATTCTAGCCAACAAAGGTAGATTGGCTAATGATCTATTGGAAAAGGTTAAGCTGGCATATGAAAACCTTCCAAAATGGATGCAACAAGGTGTTGTAATATGGAATAAGGGTAATATTGAATTAGAAAATGGATCAAAAGTTTTAGCCTCTGCTACCTCGTCTAGCGCGATTCGTGGTGGTTCATATAATCTACTTTTGCTAGACGAATTTGCATTCGTACCTAGAAATATCGCTGAGACATTCTTCGCCTCAGTTTATCCTACAATTTCATCCGGTAAAAGCACTCAGATCATTATCGTTTCTACTCCTTATGGCATGAATCATTACTATAAGATGTGGACTGATGCTATAGAAAATAGAAGCCTCTATGTGCCTATCGAAGTCCATTGGAGTGATATTCCTGGAAGAGATGATAAATGGCGCGAAGAAACTATCAAGAACACGAGTGAAGAACAGTTCCGGCAGGAATTTGAATGTCAGTTTATTGGCTCTACAAATACACTAATCAATCCAGTTAAATTAAGAGCAATGGCATTTGTTACACCAAAACGCGATAAAGTGGGTGTGGATATATACGAAGAACCTATTCCGAATCATATCTATGTGATGACTGTCGACACTGCGCATGGTGTTGGTATGGATTATTCAGCATTCGTGGTGATAGATGTAACTCAAATTCCTTACAAATTGGTAGCGAAATTTCGAAGCAATACGATTTCACCAATGATATATCCAGAAGTTATTGCCTTAACAGGTCAAAAGTATAACACTGCCCATGTGCTTGGTGAAACGAATGACGTTGGTCAGATGGTTATAGAATCCCTTCACCGTGATCTAGAATATGAAAATGTTCTAACCACAGTTAATAAGAACAGAATGGGTCAACGGGTGAATCCAGGATTTGTGGGAAGATCGGCATTTGGGGTTAAGACTACAAATCAGGTCAAAAGAATTGGATGTTCGAATCTTAAAGATATGGTGGATTCAGACAAGATTCTCATTCAAGATTTTGATGTAATTGAAGAACTTTCTACTTTTGTTCAAAAAGGGTCCTCATATCAGGCTGAAGAAGGACACCACGATGATCTAGTAATGTCACTGGTTTTATTTGGTTGGTTGATTCGTCAGCAGGTTTTCAGAGATCTTAGTAACACTGACGTTCGCCATAAACTAGCCCAAGAAAGATACGCTGAACTCATGGATGATCTTTTACCTGCAGGATTCGTCGATGATGGTCAAATTGAAGATCCAGACGAAATAGAAAGCCTTGATATGTTCTCAACTAACGGATTTTGGAACCCGAGGCTCTAGAATTCATAATTTATAAATAACCTTAGAAATCGAATTGATCTCAACAAGGGAGAATACACATGGCATTTCAAGTTTCCCCAGGAGTAAATGTTAGCGAAATTGATCTAACAAACGTTATTCCTGCAGTCGGAACAACCGAGGCTGGTATCGCAATCCAGTCTGTCTGGGGTCCGGTACAGCAAAGAGTTCTTATCGAAAATGAAGATCAACTCGTTAAGACTTTTGGCGAGCCTGATTCAAACACATTTTCTAGTTTTTTCACCGCTTCGAACTTTCTTAACTATGGCAATAAGCTATACGTCGTTCGTGCAGTAAATGAAACCAACGCAAAGAATGCTTGGTCCAACACTGGCGCTTCTACAGTTCTTATCAAGAATAGAGAAGAGTACGACACACTCACTCTACCAAAAGCAAGTGCAGGGGCATGGGTTGCTAAGTATCCCGGCGATATCGGCAACTCACTCAGAGTTTCCGTTTGCACATCTTCAAATGCCTGGGCACAAACAATAAGCACAATCACCTCAGCTACTATTTCTGTCACCAACAACAGCGTTACCGTAACTTCTGGTAATACTGCAATGGTCAACAAATATATTAGAGCAGGTGATATCCTTATCCTTGGTCCCGGAAGATTCAAGGGAACAGTTTCAAGCATCAGCGGTGCTACCATTACGCTAAACAATAAGTATATTGGTAACACTGTTGCTGGCACTTTTGGCGAACGTCGTTGGCAGTATTATGATTATTTCGATAAAACACCAGCAACTACCGCAGATGTTGGCGCTCGCAATGCAACAAATGACGAAATTCATATCGCCGTAATTGATAGCCTTGGTAAGATCACTGGCGTTGCTAATTCAATCATCGAAAGATTCCCATCCCTTTCTCTTGCTTCTGATGCAAAGACTGAAGATGGTTCGCCAAACTATTATAAGACCGTCATCAACGATAGTTCAAGATATATTTGGTGGAACGGCAAGTTCTCAGCCGCATATACCAATGCCGGCACCAATGTAACTGCTGGTAAGAACTATCGCACAGGTGCAGATACTTCAATTGCCGCTTCAGTAAGTCTTACCGGCGGCACAGTTGGTGGTGTTCCAGCTGCTGGTAATCTAAGAACTGCTTACGATAAGTTCAAGGCAGTCGATCAAATCGATCTTTCACTCATTATTGCTGGTGAAGCATCACTCGATACTGCAAACTATGTCATCGACATTGTTGAACAGAGAAAAGATTGTATCGCTCTAATTTCACCAAGACGTTCTGATGTTGTAAACAATAATAGCTATCCTGGCAAGGAAGTTGTTGACACTATCTCATTCAGAAATAACCTGACTTCAACTTCTTATGCAGTAATGGATAACAACTTCAAGTATCAGTACGATAAGTACAATGATGTTTACAGATACGTTCCCGTTTGCGGCGACGTTGCTGGCACTATCGTTCGTACCGATCTTGTAACTGATCCTTGGTTCTCACCTGCTGGCTTTAATCGCGGTCAGATCAGAAACGTCATCAAGCTGGCTTATAACCCAACACAGGCACAGCGCGATGAACTCTATAAGAACGGCATCAACCCAGTAGTATCGTTCGCTGGTCAGGGTACAGTTCTGTTCGGTGATAAGACTCTGCTTGGTAAGCCAAGTGCGTTTGATCGTATCAATGTTCGTCGGTTGTTCATTGTTCTTGAAAAGGCAATTTCAACAGCTGCTCGATTCTCGCTGTTTGAATTCAACGATGAATTCACTCGTAATCAGTTCCGCAACCTTGTAGAACCGTTCCTCAGAGATGTACAGGGTCGTCGTGGTATCTATGATTTCAGAGTAGTTTGCGACGAAACAAATAATACACCTGAAGTAATTGACCGCAACGAATTCGTCGGTGATATCTACGTCAAACCTGCAAGATCAATCAACTTCATTCAGTTGAACTTTGTTGCAGTAAGAACTGGTGTTGAATTCAGCGAAATCGTTGGGCAGTTCTAGCGAATAGGTTATAAATATAAGTCATAAAGGAGAAAACGAATGGCTTTTAACGTTACAGAATTCGCTGCTGCTGGTTTACCGCAAGGCGGCGCTCGTCCGTCACTCTTTCAAGTTACGATTGAAACACCAAACGGTATTCCGAACGTAGCGTCAAGAATTGCATATACTTGCGAAGCGACTACAATTCCAGGAAGCACTCTCGGCGTGATTCCTCTACGTTATTTTGGTCGTGAAGTTAAGATTGCTGGGTCGCGTACATTTGTTCCATGGAATGCTACAATTCTAAATGACGAAGACTTCAGCGTTCGCAATGCTATGGAACAGTGGAGCAATGCTATCAATCGTCATCAGGCAAATCTGCAGAATCCAGCTATTTCTGGTCCTGCTCAGTATCGTACAACTGCTACCATTAAGCAGTATGCTAAGACTGGTGGCGTCCTTCGTACATATGAACTCGTAAATTGCTGGCCATCAGATATCAGCACAATTGACCTAAACTGGGCAACTGCAGATGATGTCGAACGTTTCACAGTTACTCTTGAATATGATTACTGGAGAATCGTGACGCCAACAACTACTGGTACAATAGCAGTATAATAATAATAAAACTCGGAAATCGACTAAAGGGGAGTTTCGGCTCCCCTTTTTTTTATGCTAAATTAAATATATAAATAGAGACGGAATCGTAACTTATTGCAGCAATAAGTTAACTTATTGCAGAATGGATAACACATGGCGATACAATTATTTGGATATAGTTTTGGTAAAGTTGAAGATCCTAAAAAAGAAGCCGAACAAATCCCTTCATTTGCGCCTCCGCCCAATGAAGATGGCGCGTATGAAGTTGCTCCCGGTGGTTCGTATGGCACATTCGTAGATCTTGAAGGTACTGCTAAAACTGAAGCCGAATTGGTTACGAAATATCGTGATCTTGCGCTTCAAGCTGAAGTTGAATCTGCCATTGAAGATATCATTGACGAAGCAATCGTGCGCGAAGATAATAAATCGGTGATCGAAATTAATCTGGATAATGTAGAATTCCCAAATAAAGTCAAAGATCGTATTCGTGAAGAATTCAAGAATGTTTTGAATCTTTTAGATTTTAATAACATGGCATATGAAGTATTCCGTCGTTGGTATATTGATGGTCGTTTGTATTATCATATGATGATTGATGAAAAAAGTCCGCGCGATGGTATCAAAGAAATTCGTTATGTAGATCCAAGACGTATTCGTAAGGTTCGCGAACCACTTCGCCGTTCATCTGTAAGTGCGAGTGCTGGAAATGTTCCGTTCGGTATCGCACCTGCATACAATGAATTTTATTTGTATATTCATACAGGTGTTACAGGTTCTACCTACAATCAAGGTATCAAGATTTCGAAAGATTCTATTGCATATGTGCATTCTGGATTGTTAGATCAAAGAAATCGTATGGTGCTTTCACATTTACACAAAGCAATCAAGCCAATGAATCAGCTTCGCATGCTTGAAGATGCCGTAGTGATTTATCGTCTGTCTCGCGCACCAGAACGTCGAATCTTTTATATTGACGTTGGCAATCTACCGAAGATGAAAGCCGAACAATATATAAGAGATATGATGGTCAAGCATAAGAACAGACTTGTATATGATGCATCTACAGGTGAAGTGCGTGATGATCGCAAATTCATGACTATGCTTGAAGATTTTTGGCTACCTCGTCGTGAAGGCGGCAGAGGCACTGAAATCACAACACTTCCTGGCGGTCAGAATCTTGGCGAAATGGAAGACGTTGAATATTTCCGCAGAAAATTATATAAGTCACTTCACGTTCCTCAATCAAGATTGCAATCTGAAACAACATTCAATATGGGTCGCGGTGCTGAAATTACACGCGATGAAGTCAAGTTTTCGAAATATATAGATAGATTACGTTTGCGTTTTAGTCATCTGTTTGATGCTCTGTTAGAAACACAACTTATTCTTCGTGGTGTAATGACCAGAGAAGAATGGAAGAAAATAAAAGAATGTGTTCATTATGATTATTTGCGAGATAACTATTATGCAGAACTAAAAGATCAAGAAATAATTACTTCACGTTTAAATCTTCTGCAGACTGCTGACCAATATGTTGGCAAATATTTTTCAGCTAAGTATATCAAGGAAAAGGTTCTCAAGTTTACTGAAGAAGAGATTGAAAAGATGCAAGAAGAAGTTGAAGATGAAGAAAGTCAAATTTCAAAATTAGATAAAACAATACCAACACCAGAAGATGAAACTTCTAATATGCAACCAATCCCTTCACCATCTGGTAATCCAAAAGCGCGTGGTCCAATTCGAACCACTTCAGATTATTATGCGAAAGAAGAACTAGAACCAAAAAAAGAATTATCAGAAGAGGAAAAAAGACTCGTTGAAAGTATGACTAAATTACTCCATTGTTAATTGAAGCAATTAAAGAATTAAATAAAGAGCTGCTGATAATTAAATATGATGTAGAACAATTAAAGAATAAGGAAAATTAAATATGGCTTTAGATATTAAAGACATGGAAGAGTGGTTTTAATTTATAATATATAATATATGAAAGGTTGATATATCATGAGTCGTGCAAGATTTCACACAGTAGAACAACCTGATTCAGACATCACAACATTTGTCATAAGTTGTGACAGATTACACTTATTAGAAGAAACACTAAAATCTTTCTTTGCTACGAATACAGTCGTCACTAAGATGGTGATTGTAGATGATAGCGGCAATCCAGAAGTGTTCGATAAACTTGTCGAAAGATATGGATCATTTTCTGACGTAGTATGTTTCCCAGAAAATCGTGGATTGTGGTGGGCAATGGACTTCATGGTTTCCTATTGCTACACGCCATATATCTTTTATCTTGAAGATGATTGGCAATTATGCCGCTCAGGATATATTGAAAAGTCTAAAGAAATTCTAGAAAAATATCGTGACATTGGTTCAGTAGATATTTCATTTAGAGCATTTGAGTGGCAGGGCATGGATTGCTATGATCGCA